CCCTCCGAAGGCAGAGGCCACTGGTTCGAATCCAGTCGGGTGCACCAAACTTCATTTATTTTCCCCTGATTTCAATGCCTTAGCGGCATCTTTGGCTAACCTTTCCGCAAGGTTAGCCAAAAGCTTGCCTGCGGCGGTGTCGGAAAGCGTGCGCTGATCGGCGGCGGCTGTGTACCGCGCGACCTCGCTGTCGGTCGTGTGACCGGTCCACGCCTTGATCTCTTGATTCGAGCAGCCGGCCTCGGCGAAGCGCCGCGCAGCCGCCTTGCGCAGCCCGTGCGCGGAGCAATTCGGCAATCCAGCCTCGTCGCACCACTGGCGGAACTTGTTGCCGAAGCCCTTCACCGAGAACTGCTTGCCGAACTCGGTGACGACGAAGAACGCGCCGACCGTCGGCGTCGCCAGGATCGATTCCGCCAAGCCGGGCATGATCGGCAGCGACACGAAGACCTTCGTCTTTTCCTGCGTCAGTTCGAGCCGGGTGTCACGGACGCTGGCGGGGCCCATCTTGCGGGCGTCACCACCGCGCTGGCCCGTCCAGATCATCAGATCGAACGCCAGCCGCGCGACCGTGCCGATCGCGTGGCGCCGTTCGTACGCGGCGATCTCTTCCTCGCTCCAGCTGTGAAACCCGCCCCCGCTGATCTTGAAGGGCCGCGTGACGATGACCGGGTTCGAGCCGGCCATGCCGATACGCATGGCGAACTTCATCAGCGCGGAGAGCCGCTTGCGGAGCATGTTCGCCGACGTCCGGTGCGGCAGCAGCTCGGCGAGCATCGCCTCGACGTGCCGCGGCTGCAGCTCGCGCACCATGATCTCGCCGTACCGCCGCCCCTTGCGGGTCCGCGAGCGCCAACGCTCGAGCGTTCCGCGATAGACGACGCGTGTGCGCTCGCCCGGATCGAGGAAGTCGGGCGAGCGGTAATAGCGCGATAGCAGGTCGTCGAACGTGCCGGCTGCGGCGCGGTTGGCGCCGGCCTCGATCGCAGGCGCGCTGACGCCTTCGTTGCACGCGCGCAGCTCGGCCAGAAACGCGTCGGTCCCCGGCTCGTTCTTGAAATAATAGGTGACGAAGCCCGTCCGGCGATACCGGTAATGGGCTTTGCCATGCCGGTCGCGGAACGTGCTGACGTGCTTGGGCAACCAACGCCGCTTCACGCGAACATCTCGTCCAGGCTGTTCGCGCCGGCGGGGACGACCCCTGCCCCGGTCGTCACGATGATCCGACCGGGTTCGATCTCGACGCGCACGGGAATGCCGACTTTCGCAGCCGCACGGAGAACGCGCGCGAGATCGGCTTGGCGAACGAGGGCGCGCGCGCTCATGACTGGATCGAATCGAGCTGGGTATCGGCGAGGACCGCGCGGAGCTTTGCTGCATGCTGCACCATCTTTGCGGCGCGCGTCTCAAGCGTCTTGGCGGTCACGAACAGGTCGAGATTCGACACACCGCGATCGGCGTTGAGTTTGTGGTTCAGGCTTCGAACGCAAACCCCTAGCGCATCCGCCAGCGCCTTTTTGCCGCCGAGGATCTCGTATGCGGTTTGGAGCCCCATCATCCGCGATATCTCGATCGGGAGGCCGCGCTGTTCCCGCTTTGGGGAACGGCTCTCAAGAGCTGCGGACGTTTCGATCTCGCGTGCTTCGGGGGGAGCGGTGCTGATCACCATGGAATTCCTGCAGGTGCTTGGGAGGCCAGAGGGCGCGCCAGTGGGCGTTCTTGTAGAAAGCGTTTCGCCAAGACCGTCGAACGTCTCCGAGCAGGGGCGACGGGCGGCGCCAGCAGGGACGCCGCAAGGTATGTCGGCCGTGGCAGACTGCGACGTCTGCGGCGTCACAAGGCCCACCATGCGACGAGGGGCATCCAGCCGAGCAGCGACGCAGTGCCGACCGCAAGGACCCGATAGCCTATGGGCAAGCGCGGCTGTTCCACCACGTTCATCGGATGGCCTCCTGGACAGGCGGGTTAAGGGCCGGCTCGACGTTGCCGAGGGCGAGGCGGCAGATGCGCTGCCATTGCGGTGCGACGGACCCGACGATGACGCCGAGCGCCGCAGCGCCACCGCCCGCGAGCAAGCCGATGCCGAAGCCGTGGAGGATGTGCTGGGCCATCAACCGCGCCGATCCGCCATGCCGGCGGCGAGCATGATGATCGCGACCGGCACCCAGATCACGGCGAGCGCGATCGCCACGACGACCTTCGCCACGCGGCGCTGACGCATGCGGCGTTCGATGCGCGTGCGGCTGGTTACAGCGGCGGCGATCACTGGAGCACCGGTGCGGCAGGAGCCGTAGCGCAGCGCGAGCACGTCGCGGGCCCGCGCCAGCCGCACGTATGCGAGCCGTCGCCGGCGACGCACGGATCGCTCTCGCTGCACCCGCAGCCGCGGCAGATCCGGGGATGATCTATGGCGGGCGTATCGCGGAGCTGAAAGTACACGTCGATGTCGATCGGGAAGGCATCGGCGAATGCGTCGACGGTCTCGCGATAGCGCGCCGTCGACCCCTCGGTTTCGAGCAGCATGACGAGCGCCCGTGCCTCGGCCTGATTATTCGCGCTGATGCTGCGCGCGACCGCGTCGACGGACAGGCCGGCGGCAACACGACGCAGGCGCAGATAGCGCGCAGGCGTCAGCGGCAGGAGGACCGAGGGTGCCGGGCGGCGTCGTTCGGTGGGCATCGCGACATGGATCATGGGGCAATCCTTTCAGACAAAGGGGTGGCGGCGCCGGAAGCGGGATCTTCCGGAGTGACGGGGGGATGGTTCAGCAGGCTCGCAGCGGATCGGCCGCAGGGGTTAGATCAGGGGATTAGCCGGGGGCTGGCGAAACCTCCGCCGCGTCGGGCTGGTCGTCGTTCGCGGGCACGCGGTTGTCGTCGTTCGCGGGCTTTGAGCGCCACTGGCCGTGCGGCAGGCGGATCGCCGGGTTCGGGATCATGCTCGGTCGCACCGTGCGGAAAATGCCGAGCTGCGCCACGAAGGTGTGGCCGCAATCGGGGTTCTGGCAAACATAGCGGATCTCGCGCGTCAGCCGGTCGATCTCGACCGAGTCATAGGCGATCGAGCGTGTCAGACAGTGCGGGCACACCGTCGCGGGAACGCGGGGCGTGTAGTTTCTTTTCTTCGTCACTGATGGGTCCCCCCGGCATTCCCCGGCCCCGTCGACATGGCGGGACGAAGGAAATTTGGCAGGCGCCGGCGGATGCGACGCAGAACGCCGTCAACCTGCTGAGCCTCGACCAGCGCGCGATGATGATCGAGCGGGGAGGCGCCGGGTTGGGAGACGCTGAAAAGGGCGGAAGTCAGTTCACCTGCCTCGCGGACGAAGTCGATCGAGTCCGCGACCAGCTGGCGTCGGCAGGCATCCTCTTGCTTGACCTTGATGCCGAGCTGATGACTGAACGCGTCGCGGAACGGCGCCCCCTCGCCGCCAGCAAGCCGGTGCGCGGTGTCGAGCGCGAGGGCTTCGAGAAGCGACGGCAGCGTGTCGCTGTTCGGGTTGGCCCACGCGTAAACGGTGCTTACGGCTTTGCCGACTGCGGCAGCGGCGCCTTCCCCTTTGATCTGCGCAAGAACCTTGATCATCGCGTCGGGAAAACTGTCGGGGATGCGGGGCTTGGTCACAGCGAAGCCCTCCGCTGGAAAACTGCCGATTGATTACAATCGACGGCGGCTGCCTTCGCGATTACTTCGTCAGTCTCGGGGTAGATGTCGGGACGAAGAAGATGCTTGGAAACGCCGGTCGCCCGCTCAACCTTGAGCACATGCTCAGCGGGCAGGCGCTTTGCGGATTGCAGCCATTTCCAGACGGCGGTCTGCGAAACGCCACACAGCCGTGCGAACGCGGATTGCGAACCTGATTTGAGAACCGCCGTTTTCAGCGACGCGGAAGGGGATGCGATATCCATACCCCTCGACTACACATATGGTTGTAGTCACGTCAACACATATTCGTCCATATGCAACTACACCATTGGTTGTAGCGTGCTGAAATGATTGACGGTGAACGATTAGCTGAGCGGCTGAAAGCCAATGGACTGTCGCAGTCCGAACTGGCGCGACGCGTGGGCATCAGCCAGCAGACCATCCATAAGCTGGTCGTCGGGCAGTCTCGTGGCTCGACGCATATCGCGGCGATCGCGCGAGAACTGGCGACGTCGCCGGCCTATCTCACGGGTGACGTCGATGATCCCCATGAAGGCGCCGCTCCCCCGCGCCCTAGGCCGACCGTGCAGGTCGCCACCATGCAGGTACTGCTGCCTGATCAGCGGGCCTTGGCCCGAATGTTTCTTGGCATTCTGAAGGCGTCCGAGGGGATGTCTCAGGATGCTCTTTCTGATGAGCTTGCACGGATGCTGCCCAAAGGGCTCGGGCTTCTCCAAGGGCCGCTAGTGTTCGAGGACTCGGACGATGTCGATGCTCCGCCAGGCGAAACTGAAGGTGGTCATGACGATCGTCCCGCACGACGGCGAGCATAGCGCAGGTGGTTTCGCATCGAGCGCATCCGCGCTCGCATCGAGGCTGAGACTGGAACACTGACACCATATCGCCGACTCATATCGTTCTTATTATGTTCCGCTCCGTACGACACCATTTCCTACAAAAATAGAGGGTGTCTGCCGAAACTAGCTGTTGCTCAATGCCGTTCTTTCCACAGCGACACGCTTCGATTGCGTACTGGATCAGCCCAGCGGTTTGACGTGCAACCAAATGCTGCCGATTGGCTGAATGACCGAAATTGTGGAAAGCGGAACGGCGGCTTCCGCGCGGCGGGTGGCAATAGCCTACATTGCGGGATTCCCCGTTTTCCCGAAAAGGAACCAGTCGGGACAGCGAAGCAAGACGCTCTCTCAGACGCCGCGACGATTTGTGACCCTGCGAAATTAGGTCACGCCATAGTGGCAATACCACCGCCCGCCGCCTTCTGAGCTTTGCGCATCGTATCTGTCCTGATGAGCAGCGCCTGTAGCTCATCCTCCCGGTTGCCTATCGCCACGATTGTGCAAAACATTGCCAGCGTGACGCCAAGGCCGATGCACAGAACTGGGAGAGCATCGACTAGGGCGTCGGGATCTGGACCTACAGTGTGACCATCATAGGAGCCATCGGGATTGCGGTTTAGATAGCGGTGAAGACTGTTTAGCGAGTTGTGCGCCGATCCGGCGCTCAGGTGCTTGTAAGTCTCGTAATAGCCGTAAAGGCCGCTGCGCTTCGCCGCCTCCTGCACCGACACATCATCGGTTTTAGTGATCTTCGACTTAAGTTCCGCCAGTTGCTCCCGAAGTTGCGCTTCAATCTCGGGGTTGGGATCATATGCCTTGGAGGCAAACTGCTCCAAATAGTAGGAAGCGCGCGCCTTTTGCGACTTGCGCTCATCGTTGAGGAAGGCACGGGTGGCGGCGGCCCCATCCTTGTGAAGGTAGCCGAGCCAAAATGCCGTCTCGTAAATGTTGCGCGTAAGGGTATCCCCTTCCTGCACCATTGCACGGCGATAAAGGATCAGTGCTCCTTGAAAGGCCGAAAGTGCCCGAAAAGTCATCCTGATAGACAACGACACAGGGTGGTGGCTCGACAGTCCTACCACACCGTGGTCGCGGCGGTAGAAGGCATCGAGCCCTGCTCTGTTCAAAGCTTCGGCATGCGCGAACCACTCAGCGTGTTGGCGAACATACGCGGGCACGGCTTCTTCGATGTAAGGAGAGAGAAAGCCGTGCTCACGAAAGGCGTCTATAAAGCCTTGCTCTGTGCAGCTTAGCCGAAGGGGATCGACATCAGCCATGCAGGTCGACCTTAACGGCGTGCGTCTGAATCGGCGTCACGAAGAATACTACTCCCTTCAGCAAGCCAATGATGCCTCACGCATACCTCCGTGCGGGGAGGTCGATGACCGCCTTCGTTAAGCAATAGATGCCGGCGGCCCGGGCCGCGATGTTCCAAAGGAAGAAAGCCCACATTGCAAGAAGCTATCTTGAGTGGCTCGCGTCGGCAATGTCTGGTTTCCGACAGCTCGGATTACCTTCCGAACGGCAGAAACTGGGCGGTTCAAGCCGATGCCGAGCCGAACACTGAATGGGCGTTAGCAGACGAATACGGAGCCATGATCCATTTCCGATCGCTCTGGACGTACATCTCTGTCTGTCTGGGGTATCGTAGAGGTACATCGTGCCGTAAGCTGCTCAATCTGCAATTATTTGTGGAATGTGATCGACTGCGGTGGAGGGTATCTCCGCGGCATAGGATCGTTAAAGGGCGCAGATAAAAACGCTCGCACGAGCATTAAGGATAGTAGCGATTATGGGCGGGTCGAGCGTAAAGTGGCGTCAAATTGCGATCTATGTCGCATACTTTCTTTTGATCGTCGCCCTGATCTATATTGGCATAATTGCCCGAGAGTATCATAGCAACACCCCTTGATCGCAGTTTGAGTTAGAATCTGTCAGGGCGTTCGCTTATGAAAATTATATACTTGGTTACAATGCTCGATGGGTTTGGAGCCGCGATGCCGATCGCGGACGTTGTAAAGGTGATGAAAGACCTAGGACATGTTGTCGAGGTAATAGCGGTCATTGGCAAAGATAGTGCGGCGTGCAAACGCCTTGGCGAAGCCGGCATCCCTTACCGTTTCATCGGCGACCGGCTTCATCAGCATGCTAAACCGTTGCGCAGACTGCTCGGCGTGATCCGACAGGAAAAGCCTGACGTGATCTGGACTTCCATGATTCAAGCTACTGTCTACGGGCAAATCGCCGGCGCAATCACGGGAACACCAGTCGTCGCCTGGCAACATAACGCATTTTTGAAACCGTCAAATCGACGTATTTTACGTATTACAAAGCGGTTCACGAAGCGGTGGATAGCGGACTCAACGGCCGCTGCTGATTTCGCGGTCTCGTCGCTTAGCCTAGAGTCAAAAGACGTTGACGTGTGGCCACTGTTCTACGCTGATCCTGAGCAGCCTCGTGCTCAAATGTGGGACGGCACCGGCATATTTCGCTTTGGGAGCCTAGGACGTCTACATAAAAACAAGCGATACGACGTTCTGATCGAAGCGGTAGCGATATTGTCTCAGCGTTATCCAGAGGTGGCATCGCAAATCTCGTTCGAAATTGCCGGCACTGGAAAACAGCGAGCTTCGCTAGAAAAACTCGCGGAAGAACGTGGGGTGACCAATATAAAATTCGCAGGGTATCGTAGCGACCCATATGAGTTCCTCGCCCAATTGCACGGCTACATCCAGCCATCGCGAAACGAAGGACTCTGCATAGCTGCCCACGAAGCCATGCACGCTGGACTGCCAGTTCTAACTACCCCCGTAGGTGAACTGAAAAATAGCGTCATTCCCGGCAAGACGGGTTGGATAGCTGAAGAAAATAGTCCTAGCTCGCTTGCGGAACGAATCTTCGAAATATTTAATAATCCCGAGAATGCCGCACAGATAGGAAGCGCCGCGCATGATTTTGTGGCTGAAAGGTTCAGCTACCAAAACTTTCTAACCAGCGGCTCGCGGGCCCTCGCGAATGTACACAACTCACTAATTCTTAGCTAGAATTGTTGCCATATTCCCCAACATTACCCGAGCGGGCTGTCGGCTTAGATTGTCGATGAGGGCACATGTTGGCCCGTCACCATCTACGCTTCGGCGTATCAAGTAACTGGCCTACGTTATTGAACGAATACAGCGTTTGGGCAGCAGCCCGAGCTACGGCGCCGTCGGGCGGGCGTTGTACCCTGGGGCTGATAAATCGCGTGCGCGTCAGTTGGTCGACTAGCCGGTTGCGCTGGGCGTGATCGAACTTCCGCCCTCATCGCTCCGTGGCATTCGTATCGCGATCGGTAGCGTTGCCGTGAGCTGACCGATGACGCCTTTGGCTGGGAGGGGTGGCACTATCATCGTGTCTTGCTGAACAAACGTCCGCAATAACGAAGCGTGCTGGCGGCGGGGAATGGCAAGAAATGGGCGAATGCGGTCCGGCTGCTTTGCCGGAAAGCTGGCCTCAAGCCGCCTCAAGCCGCCTCAAGCTTGAGGTCCGTTAGATAGCCCCGATCGCCAAACGAGTGCACGACCTCTGCCACCAGCCAAGCGGCACCATTGATCGGAACTTTGTAGCCGCTGACGTTTGCCTTCGTCTCAACATGAATGTCGGGCCGCCCCAACGTGAGCTTAAGGCTGAGCGAAGCCGGCTCCCGCCCCGCGCGACCATTCGCCGCATTGGCAGCAGCCTGCGCGTCCGCCTCGTTGGCGTAGACGCGCGATAGCGTCTTTGCCCCCTCTACCTCCCCGACCACAAAATGCTCGCGCTTGCCGGACTTCCGGTCGTGCCACGTCGCCTTCACGCCCGGAACGTCGTCGCGCTTCTGGCGGCTGAACTGGTGGGCGTCACCGTCGCGCCGCGCGATGGTGACGGTTCCGATCGGTTTGCCGGTCGGCGTGACACCGGCGGCGATCGGCGAGAAGATCAGCGCGCCGCGTGCAATCTTCGCTACCGCGCCGCGCTCCCGGCCGAGGCGGCGGAGGAAGGCGAGGTCGCTTTCGCGGTTCTGCGCCTTTGCCGTGACCCCAATGTCAGCGAGGCTGGTCGCGCAGCGCGGCGTCAGCTGGTGCCGCTCGGCGATCTCGGTCACGATCGCGCCGAGGGTCGTGCCGTGCCAGCTCTTCTCGCGCCTGATCTTCAGGTCGCTGGTGAAGTCGGCCGAGCGCGCGCGGATCGTGATCAGATCGGGCGGGCCGCCATGCGCGACTTCATCGACGATGAACCATCCCTTGTCGACCAGGCCGGGCGTGACATCGCTGCCCTGCTTCCAGCCGAGCCAGACGTGGATCTTCGCGCCCGTCGACGGCAGCGCGACGGCGCCGTCGGTATCATCGATGACGAGATCGAGCTGATCGGCCTCCTCGCCGCGCTTTTCGGTGATGCCGAGCGACACGAGGCGCCGGCGCGGCAGGCGGCCATTGGCTTGCGCGACGCGGCCTTCGAGCAGCGGCGTGATGTCGGTGCCGTCGACGACGACGCGGACGGCAGGGATGTTGGCGATCATGCGCCGTCGCTGTCGACACGCAGGAGGTCGATCGCGAAGTCGATCTGGCGCGGCGTGCCGTCGGGGAAGAACGCCTTTGCGCGATCGTCGATGCCGGTGATGACGAACGCGCCATAGACATAGCCGAGCCCGTCGACGAGCGACCAGGCGTCGCCGCTGTCCGCCATGCGGCGCAGCTCGTCGATCGACACGCGGCCGTCGGCGATCTCGGCATAGACGGTGCCGGGCAACGTGATCGTCTCTTCGCCGGGGCCGGTATATTGGGTCGCGTCGCGCGCGCCGATCCGCGCCGAGGTGGCGTGACGCCAGCTCGCGCGGCGCGCCAGCTCGTCAAAGGCGAGCGTCTGGATCGAGAAGGGAAACAGGCCAAGCGCGAGCAGCATCAGACGGTCTCGTAATCGGGGGTGTCGGCGAAGGACGAACGGCGCCGCGCGGCCGTTTCGCGGTCGCGGCGGTCCAGCTCGTCGGCGACGGCGCGGGCGAGCGCTTGCGCGTCCTGGCCCGGCTGCTGGTTGATGTGGATGGTGTAGCTGCGGGGTGCGGCGCTTGCCGCGCCGGGCGATGCGGAGGCGGCGCCGGCGGCGCCGCCAATTGCCAGCGCCGGGATCGCGCTGCCGGTGACGATCGCGGACGTCAGGCGGTTGGAGAGGCGGTCCATGCGCCTGACCGGCTCGCCTTCCTGCGCGGCGATGCCGTTGGTCAGCCCGTCGACGATGTTGCCACCGAAGCCGGCAAAGACGCGGCTGGGCGAATGGATGCCGAGCTTCGCCTTGAACCAGCCCGCCGCAGACGAGGCGACGCCGACGATCGTGGTTTTCAGCGAACCGAACATGCCGAAGATCCCGCGGATAAGCCCCGAGATCATGTCGCGGCCGATCTGCGCGAAACGGGTCGGCAGCGACGCGAACCAGTCGACGGCGCCTGCGAACGTCCCCCTGATCCCCTGCCAGAGCCCGGCGAACCATCCGCCGATCGCGCCCCAATTGGCATAGATCAGATAGGCCGCGGCGCCGATCGCGACGATGCCGGCGACGACTGCGAGCGCGATGCCGATCACTGGCAGCATGCCGATCCCGAGCGCGCCGGCCGCGAACGCCAGCGCCGAGAAAGGCGCGACCAGGCCGGCGATGACGATCGCGCCGCCCCCCAGCACGAAGAACAGCCCGGCGAACGCCGCGGCGCCGATCGCGACCGCCTTGGTCGCATTGGGGTAGCGGTTGGCGACGGCGCCGATCCACGTCGCGAACGCATTGGCGCGCGTGACGATGGCATTGATGGTCGGCAGCAACTGCGCGCCCAGCGTGATCGCCAAAGTTGTCGCGTTGACCTTCAGCTGTTTCGACTGCTCGGCCGAGTCCTTCATGCGGTCGGCGAAATCGCTGTCGGTCGTGCCCCCGGCCTTGCCAGCCTCGGCGCGGATCTTGCGGAATTCCTCCATGTTCTGGATCAGCGGGCGCAGGCCCTGCTGCACCTGGGCATCCTCGAACAGATAGCCGAGCTTCGACAGGTCGCCCTTCAACGTCTTGTTGGTCAGCTCGGCAATGGCTTCGAGCGGCGTCTTTCCTTCCGCATAAGCCTTCTTCAGCGCGGCGGGCAGATCGACGCCCATCTTCTCGAACGCCTTGTTGGTGGCGGGCGACGCGATCTTCTGGAGTATGTTGGCAAGGTTGCTGCCGGCGCTGGCGGCATCCCCTGCCCCCTTGCGCGCGATCTGCAACCCGGCCGCCAGATCCGCGACGGCACCGACGCCCGTCTGCCCGAGCCCCTGATAGGCGGCCGTGAGCGCTGGGAAATACTGCGCCATGTCCTTGATCTCGAACGCGCCCGCCTTGCCGGCGCTGGCCATGACGTCAATGATCTTGCCGGTCTGCGCGACCGGCACCTTCAGATTATCGGTTGCGGCGAAGGCTGCGGCGGACAGGTCCGCGATCTCGGCCTTATACGCCGTCGCGGCGCGGCCGATCGGCTTCATCATCGCGACCGCGTCGGGCACCTTCGCGCCGAGCCCGGCGAGCGCATCGACGCCGGCTTGCAGGTCTGTTGGCATCTGGTTGGCAGCGCGCGCGGACACAAGCAGGTTGCGGCCGAGCTGTTCCGATGCGGCGCGCGACAGGTCAGCCTTTTGCCCGATATCGGTCATCACCGACTGATAGTCCTGCGCGGCCTTGATGCTGCCGATCAGCGGTGCAGCCATCGCCACGCCGGTGCCGATCGCGGCGGCACCGCCGGCCGGGAGCCCGGTGGCCATGCCCTGCGTGCGCGCGAAGCGTGCGCGGCCGGCCGCCATGCGGCGTTCGCGATCCGCGAGACGCCCGACCTCTGCCGTCTGCTCGACGATCGTGCGGTTGGTCTGGACCGCCTCGGTGCGCAGCCGGCGCTGGTGACGCGCCAGGTCGTTCGTGTCGATGCCCGCGGTGTGGAGGCGCAGCGACATTTCCTGCAGCGACTGCGCCTGTTTGCGCTCGGTCGCCTCCAGCGTCGTCACCTCGCGTTCTGCCTTGGCGAGGGCGCGGGTCAGCGCCGCGGTCGGCGTGTCGGCCGCGGCGATCTCCTGTCGCAAACCCGCCATGCGCGTGCGCGCCGTCCCGAGCGCTGTGCCGGTATCGACAAGGCCGGTCTTTAGTTTGCGGAAGCCCGCGATATCGCCCTGCGCGCGCTCGATCTCGCGCAAGCCGTCGCGCGTCAGCTTGAGCGCCTGCGCGGCCTTGGTCGATCCGCCGGCGATGGCACGCAGCGGACCGGTGACGCGGTCGCCGGCCTCCAGCAGCATGCGGATGCGCAGGTTACGATCCACGGGTCTGTCCTTCGGGATTGTGGCGGCGCGCGGCGCGCCCGCGCCACTGCATCAGGTCGTGGATCGAGAGTGCGTCCAGGGCATCGGGCGACCAGTGGAAGACGAAGGCGATGTCCGCCATCGGATCTTCTACATGCTCTGGGAGAGTGCCGCCTTCGTCGCAGTCGGCAGCAAAAAATCGACGAGCACCCCTGCGATCTGCGTCACGTCTGCCGGGTCCATCGCGTCGATGAGGTGCGGATGCAGGATCGGCTGCGTCACGCGCGGCGCGACCAGCGCGACCTGATTATAATCCATCCGGACCAGCCCGCCGAGGTTCGCACCGCGTAGCGCGCCGCCCATCGGCTTTCGGACATGAATCAGCGTACCCGCCGGCATCACGACCCTGTCGGCGACGACGATGTCGTATTCGAGCGTGACGTCGCCAGGGGCGGCGGGTGCGGAGTTTTGCGTGTCGTTCTGGTCGTTCATTTTATCGATCCTCGGATTTGGTTCTCGGCGGGCCAGCGGCGCTGGTGCGCGGGCTAAAGGCCCAGCGCCCCGCGATGCGCGGCCATCAGGTCGACGCCGCCCACGACCTCGATCATGCCGAGCACATCGATCTCGACCTCGACGACGTCGTTCCACGTCAGCTTGAAATAGCTGAGCTGGCTTTTGACCTTGAACTCGGTGTCCTCGCCGGGCTTCCATTCGCCCATGTCGATCTCTTCGTGCCGGCCGCGCGTGACGATCTCGACGACGTCGACCGCGCCGGTGTCGTCGTTCTGGAACGAGCCGACGAAGCGCTGCTGCACGCCCGAAATGTTGAGCATGCCGTGCTGACGCAGGATCTGGCGCATTGGGCCGCCATAGGTCGCCTCCATTTCCAGCGCCTCGCCGCCCATGTCGACCTTGACCGCGCGGCTCATGCCGCCCGCGCGGTAATCCTCGAACTTGCGGACGAGTTTGGGCGGGGTGATCGAGACGGTTTCGCCGATGAAGGCCTCCCCATCGTTGAACATCATCGCCTGTTTGAGCTTGCTGGGGAACGCCATCGCGTCGGCCTTTCGTACGGGGGGTGGGGTTAGGTGCCGGCAACCAGGCTGGTGAAGTCGGCGAAGAACTCGTCCGAGATCTCCTGCTCGAGCCCGAGCGCCTCCAAGGGCGGCACAAAGGTGTAGCGGTAGCCGATCAACAGCTTGCCGGCCTTCAGCTGCTCGACCGGGTTTCTCGCCCCGTCGAAAACGGCCACGGCGCCGAGGATGCGGCCGGCGCGCGTCTCGGTGCGAAATTTCTCGTTGATCTGCTCGACAATGTCTTTGGCGAGGCTGGGCAGCAGCGGCTTGTCCATCGCCCAGACGAGACCGAGCGCGACGGTGTCGGCGAGGATCTGCGCGGTGCGGCAGGCGCTTTCGAACACGAAGTCGCTATCGGGCGCGGCGCAGGTGCGGTTGCCCCAGAAGCGCAGTTCGCCCGCGATGCGGACCACCGTCACCAGCTGCGACGCGTTGAGCACGTTGGCGTCGCATTCGGGGCCCTGAATGTCGAATGTGACATCTGCCGCCAGGCCATCGATTTCGGGCAGCGCGACGTTGGACAGCGTCTTGTGCCAGCCCTGCGTCTGGTCGATCGCCGCGCGGGCGCCCATCGCGACCGCTGCGACCGGAACGCCAATGCTCGCACCGCCCGCGCCGTAGGGAGCCGTCACGCTCGGCCAGAGCAACGTCAGCTCGCGCGCGTCGGGGAACAGCGCACGGTGAGCGATGGCTTCCGCACGATCGTCGCCGATAGCCGCGGCGTAGACGCGCGCGCGCAGGCGCCTGGCGACCGTGACCATTGCCTGCGTCACCAGCTCGTCCTCGAGACCGGGTGCGCCGATGATCCGGGGATGGAGGTTCAGCTGTGCCGGCGCAGTGAGCAGCGCCTGCATCCCGGTCTTCACGCCGGCCACGTCAGTACCGATGACCGCCGTCGCGGTGTCCGCTGGCGTAGCGCCGGGCGCGACGCGCACGACGACGACGGGCGCGGCGACCTGTCCTGCGATGGCAATCAACGCGGCCCGCAATGTGCCGCCCGCACCGGCCTTCTCGATCGCGTCGTCGAGGTTCGTCACCTTGACCGCGGTATCGAGCGGGAACGCGCCGGCAACCGCATCCGGTGCGGTCGCGACCAGGCCAATGACGGCGGTGGCAACGGTCACGATGCCGCGGGTCGATGTCTTGACCTCGGTGACGTTGATCCCGTGGAGGAAACTCATGGGCGGACCTTTCAGGCGAGCGCCGACAGGGCGCGGATGGTGGACGAGATAGAAAAGGCGGGGGAGGCAGCCGTGTCGGTGCGTCGGCCGATGACCGTGATGACGGCCTCATGCGGGAGTTTTCCGGGCGAAAGCACGACGCGGGAGATCCGCGCGCGGCCTTCCTGTCGGAGCAGGGCGAGCGCTGCGGCGGCGAAGATCCGCATGCGGCCGAGTTCGTTATTTGGTTGATCGAGAATCTGGGGAAGGAGCGAGCCATATTCCCGCCGGCCGATCAGCGAACCCAGAGGCGTGCTCAGGATATCGGCAATCGACTGTTCGAGATGGGCAACCCCAGAGAGCGACGCACCAGTGTTGCGGTCCATGCCGTTCATTGGGGCGGCCCTGAAATGGCAGCGCCGGCCTGCACCTTCGTATGGACGTGACCCTTCAGGCTCTTGCCGCTACCAACAACGTCGGCGTCGCCCGTCACGGTGCCGGTAGCGTGCACATCGCCGTCGACCGTGAGATCACCAGTGAAATGGAGACCGCCCCCCGCGAAGACGAAAACGGTCGCGTCGGCTGGCAAATAGGCCATCAGCGAATGCGCCTTCGGATCATAACTGACGGTTGCGCCGTCCTCGAATGCGGTCAGCGTGGAGGCATCGTTTGCAGGATGCGGGTGCGCATCACTCGACAAGCTGCCGATGATCATGCCGCGCGCTGTGTCCGCTTCGGGGGCAAGAACGACGACTTGCTCCCCGATTGCGGGTGGCGACCAAGACCGTGTCGATCCGGCGCGCCCAGCTATCCAAGGGATATCGCCCGTCGCCAGTTTGTCGGCGAATTCAACGCGGGCGGTCCCGGCATTAAGATCGACTGACACGACGGTGCCTTCACGCACTAGGTCGCCAATGAGGCGCTGGATGTCGGTCGGATCGGCCATAGGGGCGACCATGCCCGGCGCGTTCGCTGAGGCGAGGCTTTGCTCTTGTAGAAACCCTTTCTACAAGATCAGGCCAGATAATCCGATATCAGGTGACGCACGGCTTCGCCCTCAATCGTGAGGTCCTTGTTTCCGTGCCCGATGATCTGCCACTCCGGCCCCAGTGCCGAGCTGCTGCTTGGTATCGTCGACGAGACGGATCCGATCAGCCGATCGCCGACGAGGCGGAAGATGTCACGCTGGCGCGACCCTTGCGACAGGATCTGCACGGCGATCTTATTGGCGCTTTGGGTCGCCTCGATCGTCGAGCTTTCGATATCGACCAGCGACGGCAGTGCCTGGGGAGCCGGCGCGTTGTGCACCAGGAAGGGCGCATTGGGCGAACGGATGAGGCTGCCCCGAACACGCGTGACGGCTTCCGACCACGTTCCCATGCCGATCGCGCAGAGCGATGCCCAGATCACGTTCGGGTCGAGGCCATTGGCCTGTCGATACGCACGCGCGCCGTCGTTGCTGAGATGCTCGATGATGACGTCTTCGAACTCGATCATGCGACCGGATTGCTCGGGGCTGTCGATATGGAAGACGTAGCGCGAGTTCTTTACCCGAATCCCGAGGGCACGGAACGCCGCGTCGTGATGCACGCGAAAGGCTGAGTCTCGGCCGATGAGCGCAGGATCTGCGTTATCCGGCTGGTAATAGGTGATGCCGACGTGGTCCGGGCCGTCGCCTTCGAGATCAATCCAGTTCTTCCAGATGACCTCGCCCGGCAGCGCCCACTGTGCGCCGTCGTCGCGCGGCTTTATCCGAAAGCGGTACCGCTTGCGAGGCGATGCATCATTGATTGCCGCCAGTGCCGCCGGGATCGACGCAAAGTCGCCACCCGTCTGGCGGATGGTGACGATCGGTCGGTCACTCGTCGTCAGCATCGCCGCGCTCACGGCAGTCGCTACAGCTTCGTCGGCAACCGTCAGTGTGTCCGATGCCGAACCGGAGAACGTGCCGACGAAGTCAGTCAGTGCCAGGGTTTCAAGCTGGGCAACCGCGGTCGCCGTATTCAGCTGAACGTACGGCATGAGCTTAACCTCATCACCACGCAGCACATAGTCGATCGTGACGATACGCCGGTTGCCGACCACCTTCGTCGTGATGGTCGCGGCGGGATTAATTGTGCCCTCCGCGGTACCTGCCTGCATTGCGATCGCCATCGTGCGGGTGAACGTAGCGCTTTGCGTAAAAGCCAAGACAAGGCGGGCCGTCTGCCCCGCCCTAGCTTCGCTTGCGATCGGCCAGGATGGCTGGATGATGCTGTTCTGGCCGTTTGCGCGGGACGCGATCGCGAAGCCGGCCTTACCTACCGCCGTTGCGCCATTGAACGCCTGAAGACTGACGTCGATCAAGGGCAGCAAATTGCCCGAGGAGAGGCGATAAAGCGGGTCCGCGACGCGGGCGATATCATTTGGCAGCCGCTCGGCAAGCGTTTCTTCCAGCACGCTCAGTTTCGGATCCATCGCGGTAACGTGCGAGGGAATGAACGACGTCAGGACGAGCGACGTATCCGCAGCAGCAGCGTCCGTATCGCCATTTTGGCGGAAAGGACGAAGATCCAGCTCATCACCCTGGACGAGATATTCCTGAACGACCGTACGGATGTTGCCGGCGCGCGTCAGTTTCGTCGCGACAGGCTCGCGGGAGACCAAGCCCGCCAAAGTCGAAACCTGTAGCCCGGTAGACCAGGTCCGGGCGGGGCCGGTCTGGGAGAAAGTGCTGACCAGATGGATGCGACGCCCCACGTTGCGTGCACCTGCGTAACGCCAGATCACTTGCAGAACCGTGTTCGTACCTTTTGCGCCGGCCGGGATCGTGATGCCCATTTCGCCCGATGCGACGGCCCCGTTGAAATATTGCCGGGCAGAGGACACGTCAGCGATCTGCTCGCCCAGCGACAAACGGTAAGCCGGGTCGCCGATGCGGGTAATCTCGCCAGGAAGCCGGGCCGCCAGCGCCTCGTCCGAGGCGGTCAGCGCCGGGTTCATGGCCGACTGATAATACATCGACAGACCGGCCTGCGTGATGCTCTCGGCCGATGCCGCGACGCTGCCCTCGCCGATCGCGACATGCGGCTGCAACTGCAATTCGTCGCCGCGCACCACGTATTCGAACGTGACTACACGTCGGCCTCCGATAACGGCCGTGGCGTATGTTCCAGCACGCACCTCGGTTGCCGACGCTGTCACGACATTGATCGCGGGCAGCACGGTGCGCGTAAACACCGCGCTCTGGTCATAGATGGCCCGGAAACGGAGCGTGCGACCGACCTGCGCTGTCGCGTCGAACGGCAGGCTAGTGATGAGCGCGGCGCCCTGACCGGATGACCCGGCCGGGATGGCGATACCTGCGTCACCGGACGACACTGCGCCGTTTGCCAGCGGTCGGATGATCGACACCGCGTCCATCAGATCGCCCGAGCCGATCAGTGCCGGTGCGACCGCGGCATCGACCAGCGCCGAATAAGCAACGCGGTGGGTTTGCCCGTTGGATTCGACGACGACGGTTTCGGTACCGAGAGGCACCTCGAGCGCCGGGAGTTCGGAGATCTTGGCCATCGTCAAACGCCTTTGCTGTGCCAGTAGAAGGTCGCGGCGACCGGATTTTCATTGCGGACTGAAAAGCCCGCGGCGGTCACGGCCGATACGCCCATGCTTTGCTCGTCCTGCGCGATCGATCCGGGGGCGCCGGCAGGCACGACGAAGGCCGTGTGTTCGATCGGCATGGGAACGACGACGGTCACGTTGGCGGCGACGAATACCGAACCCCAGCACTCCTTCAGACCGTCCGACCAGACGCGGTAACCGCCATTGGCGCTCAGTGCCTGCGCCACGACGTAGACTGCGCCGGCGCCCGCCAGGCCGGCTGGCGTGACCGCGACATCGCCTCCCGTTCCCGCCTGGATCTGCTGTGCCGTTGCGGTATCGACGGTGAACGTAAGGTTTGTGCCGAGCGACCCGCCACCCTTGACCAGGCCGTAGCCGTAGATGGTCCGCGACATCAGCCCGTCGATCGCCTCAGATACGGCGGCGATCGCTGTTGCAAGCATTGCCTTCACGACTGCGCCGGTCGTGACGCGTGTCGTGTCGGCGGCATCCGCCTCGGCATAGGTCGCCAGTTCGACGACGCCCTTCTTGTCGGTCGTCGCGGGCGGATTGAGGAAGTCCGTACTTCCGAAGGTGATGTTCTCGACGCCGGCCTGCGGGAAGACGATGTCGATCGCGAGCGCCAACATCGATCCGGTCGATTTCTCGACGATCGGCAGCGCCTGGCTATACGTCGCGAACAGCGTCCCGTCTGCCAGGAACATGCCAAAACCGGTAACGGTGTACGTTACGGCGGCGTCGTCCTGGACCGTCAGGTGCACGATGTTGTCGGCGAGCGACTCACCAGAAACGGTCGAGACGCGGCGGAACTCGCCGGGCAGCGCGGTCAGGCTTGGGGCGGCGACGAACGCCTGCGCGGTAAATCCGACCCCGTTGACAGTCAGATCAACGCCGTTGTCGGTCTGGGCGGCGGTGAAGCGGCCCAAACCAGCAGTCGTCATTACAAGCTTAAGAGCGTTCATAACCGGGTGTCCAAAAATGTACCGGAAAGACCGTTCTCGATCGGTTCGCCGTCCTCGGTCTGAAGGAAAGCTGCCCAATCCTGCGATGTGTCGATCGTCATGTCGCCGTCGGCACGCGTGTAGGACACCGCCCGCACGACGCCTTGCAGGCCGATCGCGCCGGCCGCGGTGATCCGCTGCACCAGTCGCATGTGTTCGCGCAGCGGTTTGACGCGGGCGACCTCTCGGATGATCGCGTCCGCAAAGGCGGCGGTGGCACGGCGACCGCCAGTGGCAACCCCGGCGACTACCATCGGTACGGTAACGTCGAAGGTATGGGCTGGGCGGCGTGGCTGCGCCTCATGCCATTCGGTGAGATGCGCGAGCTGGTCGAAGCGCGCGAGTACCGTCTCTACCGAATGCCGCGTGCCCTTGATCCGGTGCAGCGCAATTGAACCTGCGACCGCCGCGCGCTTGTCCTGTTCAGTCCAGTCGGCGTCCCACGTATCGACTGACAGCCCCCAGGCCAGCCATGGCAGAAGCTCCACTGGGCAGGTCATTGGATCGTCGAGGTCGGCAGGCACGCTGACGTCGACGATCCGCGCGGCACCAGCCTCTAGCGCTCGCTCGAATCGCGCCGCATTGGGAGGCAGGAGACTATTCGTCATAGCCGACGTGGCCGACGTCGATGCCAGTGCAGCGAGCGGCTTCGGTAAGATTGCAGACGATCGATGCGGCGGGCGAAACCAGCTCGACGCGCTGTACGCCTTCGACGGTGAGGGCGGCGTACAATGCAGATATGGTGATATCGCGGCCGAGCTTGCGCGAATCCGCGAGGTAGCGCGCCAGCTTAGTTTTTGCCGCGGTGAGAACCAGCGCCGGATCTGGACCAGCAAATGTCCAGAGCCGCGCGACGAGGTCGAAGTCGCGCTGCGTTGCCGATGCCACGGTCACGAAATCGCCCATGGGGCGGATCGATTTGTCGGTAACGATCGCGCGGACCCGATCGAGCAGCGCGGCGGATGCGGTGCCGTCGCCTTCGCTTGAAAGTACAGACACCAGTACCTCACCCCGCGCGGGAGACGTCGCGCTGGCATCGAGCACTAGGCCGCTCGCGTCCTTCGCGTGTTTGACATAGGCGAGTTCGGGGCCGGCAACGGAAAAGCCCTCTGGGCCAAGGACGATACGGGCGCGGAAGCTATCGTCGCTCTCAGACACCGCGGCCGCTCCAGAAACAGGGTTGGCGGGCGTCACAACCAAGCGGGCGACGCCAATTGATGCGCCAAGATGATCGAGCGTCGAGCCCGTGGCATATGCGACCATGCGCTGCTGCAGGCGTTCGTTGAAATCCTGCCGCAATAGTATCTCGTCGTACGTTGCAACCAGAAGTATTTTGAACGCGGGATCACTCTCGACATTGGCGTCAAAATTCGGAAGCAATGCGCGCACGCGTGCGACCTTGCGCTGAAAAATCGTCTCGAAATCCAGCTGCTCGACGATCGTCGGGGGATCGAAGCGCGACAAGTCGACGGTGGTAGGATTGGAGGTGGCGGCCATGGTGATCCATGTCGGCGCGGGCCTGCACGCGTGGCTATGCCGCGCTCTTGTTGAAACCCATTCTACAAGAGTGGAAGTCGCCCACCCGCGTGCCGAGCGAGCCCGTGACCGCCATGCCCTAGTGTTTCGGGCTACGATCTTTACCGCGCCCGATGAAACGCTACCCAGCCCGCAATCCGCGAATCTTGACGCCGCGCACTCAAAAATGAACGCCTATCAGTGTGCCTATTTAGGATTTGGCGCCCGAACTTGATCGAACGCTCCTATATTTTGATGGTATGACAGATGGACGGGAGGTTCGGTCGTGCTGCGGTTGATTTGGTGGCTATTTCCAGGGTTTAGCCCGTTGCCTCGGATGCGTAGACCGGCGCGGCCAATGCAGCGGTATGATCCGATGCCGCGGTACGATACGATCCGATCACAGTTCGAAGCTGAGAGCGGGTAATCTAGGCACCATGCCTTGTGCCAAACGGCTCGTTCACGCATTCGGCCCCTATGAACTTGCCGCAGCTATACCACTCGATGATTCTATGGATTGGAGACGGAACCGGGCTTCCGGACGCGATACTTCACATTCACGCTGGTCTGACGATCCTCATGGTCGTCAGGCTCATTAGCAGACGATCGCTGGGTACCTTCATTCCGTTCGCATTTGTCATCATGGCCGAGCTGGCCAATGAGATGATGGATTACCTGCATTACGGTATGCGCTGGGCAGATACGGTTTCTGACCTGGGCAACACGTTCTTCTGGCCGTTCGTCATCAGCCTTGCCGTTCGCCTGCGGCCAATGAGCCGCAGCGATTATCGGCAACCTCTTTGACACAACCACTGGCAGATTACGGGTTTCTATGCCTTTTGGTGATCATCCGCTGATGTAGGTTGACGCACCTACCGATGTTTCGAACGCCATACTGGACTATTCTCGTTCTCGCCAAAGCGGTCATTCCGCTTCCGCCCACTTGCGGACGTTCAGGCTGGCGATCCGGGCGTCCGATAACGGCCACTCGTTAAGCGCAATCTCTACCCGTTTTCCCGTTTTCCGACTGGCAATTTCGGGAATGAGCAATCGGGAACAGGTTTTGCAAAAAGGGGGGCGGACGGCTTTCGGCGTGACCGCCCGCGCGACTGTCCTGCCATGGGTTCCCAACCGAGAAAACGATGCGGACGAACAAAAGAGGTGCTATTTTATCGCCCGAAGGAGTCCTCTTATGAGCATCGTGGCCGTTTCGGTGATCTCCGTTCTGGTAATTTGTGCATTAGCTTACCGAGCCGATGCCTCGTTCCACAGCGAAGACCGGCTGCCGATGCAATGGTGGGTCACAGGTGAAGTAACCTGGTCGGCACCTCGGCGCGTCGCCCTTGCCTTCATGCCGGCATTGGCAATTGTTTCACTTGGCTTCGTTACGATCATGGCGCTCAACGTCCCGGCCCGACCCGGGCAAGAAGGCCTCGTGCTTCCTACGGCGATCGGGATGGGCGCGGTGCTCGTCGCGGTGCAGCTTCTGCACTTTTGGCTCATCGCAAGAACGCTGCACCGGCAGATCCCTTAACGGCGTGGCCTGCCAGCAGACCGATCGTCCCATCTTCGGATTGGTTTCGGGAAAGGCGGCAGTCATACAGTGTCGGCTATCGCTGCTACCTAACCGGAAGCAATCCGTCTGCATTCCACCAATTTCGGCTATTCGGCTTCCGCCGATAGCGGTCGGCGCGATCTAACGGTATCAAGGGGCTACCTGAGAGAGCAGTCTTGAGCATGACGTTCTTAATCGCGATCGGTGCACCTGTTATCATCGCGATGCTGGTCGCCGATTTGCTATTCTATCGTTTGATAATTTGGGCCTTGTTCTCGCTGGTTGGCCGTCCTCCACCTTATCGGCCGGGCGGGCGTTACCAGTCACAAGCCGATCCCGAAAAGTATGCGCCACCGCGCAGGCCACGGAACGGCAGCTACTACTGATTTCGAACATTTCTTTTACGATCGGGGACTACAAACTGCGGTCCCATTTTTAAGTCTATTATGGGTGTGCTGGTGCTGCTTTAAGGTAGAGATAGAAACCGGCTATTTTTTGCCCTTTTACAAAATATGTAATAATTAGTTCGTGCTTGCCGGTTCGGTTTGACGCAGAACCATACGGACACATGCGCTTAACGTCGACAAAGCGAATGTCCGATCGAATTGGATCTCGTTGAGCCGTTTCTTGCGTGCTGGTTATGTGGCAACCATACTTTTCCAGTACGCCCAAGATCGATACCGTCTCTTTATTTAGCGGACCGCCAACATCACCCATTCCAAGCTGAGCATCAGCTGTCAGCATAGTGAGTGCGGTGGGCCAATCCTCCTTCGCACTTGCTTCCAATAGACGTTGAACAACTACGGCGGGCGTCTCGACGTTCGACATCACCATAATGTGAGCGGCACCAGCCAGTAATGCGACAGTGAGGCTCATAATAATTTACCTCGGTATCAAAGCACTAGCTTAGCTTTAAAGCGGATTGGCGCAAATCGAAAAAACTCGGCCGACCGGCCCTTGCCCTACCTACCGAACGAACGTCCGCTTACGCCATCTGCCTCCTTGATAGCGGACGGTCTACATCCCACCAGTTTTGCCGTTCAGCGAATTGCGAGCTGCGCAAGAATGAGGTCAACAATTCGCTGACGCTCGGCTTCCGTCAGGCCAAGCAGGATGCGGCGTGCATAGCGAACCTTCGGCTGGCCTGGTGCGGGTGCATCGGACAGGCCGGCTTGGTGAATGCTAGCGATCCGCGACACGCGCCCTCCAAAGCCGACCCATGCTTCAGCGGCATTGCCGCCACCCTTCAGGCTCTTCGCCATGCGGAGTTTGCGGAACATCTTCTGCTGGCGGAGACGGCCCTTTTTTCCGCCACGATCGGGCTTGGGGCGGCGCGGTGCGAACGCTGCGCCATCCGGATCGCGCTGGGCGGCGATGCGGTCCGACTGGCTCTTGCGGATCTCGCGGCCGATCGAACGCATCAGCCGCGCGCGCTCGGGCGCGGCGGTGCGCAGCAGTAGATCGCGGCAGAGCTGCTCGATCGGTTCGAAGTCGGTCATCGCATAAAGATCTCGATACCACCGGCTGCGTCGTCGATCAGCCCTGCCCACAGGGCGGTGCCGGACGGAACGCCGGCAAACTCATCGAGCAGGACGGGCTCGGGCAGATGCGTGACTTTCAGGCCCCTCGCCTGCTGTTCGACGCGCACCAGCTCGGTCAGCTCGAGTGTGATCGTGATGTCACACGTCTCGGCGTCGAGCAGCTCGCTTTCGAAGGTGAACGGCTTGCGCTCGCCCTTCTCGAACAGGTCGGGCTGGTTGGCGGCGATCCAGGCAAGGATCGGCACGAGCAGGGTGTCGACACTGCCGGCATGGTCTTGCACCCAGATCGAAGCCGTGTAGGAATACTCGAACGATAGCGAGCCAGCGCGCACCGCGACGTCCCCCTTATCGACGAAAACCTCCATCTTCTCCGGGCTGTTCCTGATTGTGGGAACAGATGCGATCAGGTGCGCGCGCAAACTCTCGAGCTTTTTCATCGGGTCGCCTTTGCGGGCGCCGGGCAGCTGTCCGCTGCCAGCCAGTTGACCAGCCGGTCCTTGCCGTCGGCGTTCACGCGAAAGGCGCGGGCCATGCGGATGATGCCGGCGCGGATCGCCGTCGGGATCTGGGCGATCAGCGACGCATCTTCGGGCAGGCCAGCGGGCCGCTCTGCACACGCCATCAGGTCAGCAGGCGGCAGCGGCCGTTCGATCGCGACGGCAACCGGTAGCGCGACCGGCGGATCAGCGGGTCGGTGGGCGCAGGCCGGCAACGCCGTTGACAGCAGCAAGCCACTCACGATCGACAAGGTTGCGGCGTTCGGCTTCGGCATCGGCGGTCTCCATGCGGATGGCCGCGGCGCTGGCGGCTTCGGCCGCGAGGCGCGCGGCCTGGTTGTCTTTGACGGTGCGGGCGCTGGCATCGGCCATCGCCTTGGCGAACAGCCGCGCGGTCTGCTGGTCGGCGTCAGCGCGGAACGCGACGAGGCCGGCGACATGGCGCGCGCAGAGCACGCCGCGCACTGCGGTGTCGGTTGCGCCCCATTCGACACCCGAGCGCGCGCAAACGATCTCGGCGCGGTGCACGGCATCGTCGCGATCGGCGCGGACCTGCTGGAAAAGGACATAGAGCCAAGCCCCCGCCCCCGCGACCGCGAGCAGGACGAGAAACGCAGCCTCACCGCGCAGCTTCGACAGGATGGCGCGGATCATCGCGGCAAACCTTTGAGGCAAAGGTCGCGCTCCGCCTGGCGCCGACGGACGAGACCGTTCACGACCTTCCCGCCTGCCTTGTTCCACAGGAGGAAGGCATCGCACGCCGCGCGCCATTGGCCCGCGTCGAAGCGGCGGTCGACCGTCGAGCCGCAATAGCCACCGGTGCCGATATTGTAGGCAAGGCTGATGGCTGCGGCGAGCTGGTTGGGATGGCCGCGCAGCGATGGCGTGCAGGCGAGCACCGGTTCGGCGTGCCGGATCAGCGCGGCTTGGTCGCGAGCTTCGCACCCCGCAACCGTCTCGCGCATGCCGGGCGTCACGCCAAGCGTCTCGCCGCCGCAGATCGTCCAGATGCCGACGATGTCGCGGTAGGCTTCGAGCCGCGGCCTGCCGCCCGACTCCCACACGGACACGAACGGGGTGACAATAACGGCGGTGGCGAGACCGACGACGCCGATCAGCGTCTTGCGCGGCGCACGCGCAGGCATGGTGGTGCCGGGGTTCGGCATCACTTTTTCTCCTTCTTGGCAGGGAGGAAGGCGACCAGGCGGTCGCGGATAATGCCGGGCAGCTCACCGGCCGCGGTCGCGCAGCCGGTGATGAAGCCGGGCGCGGTCTTGAAGGCGACCATCCCGAGCATGAAGCCGAGCGCCTGGAGGACGAAGGGGTGGAACGGGTAAACCGCGCCGGCCGCCCGCTGCACGAAATAGCTGACGACGACGCCGACCCAGAGCTGCGTCGCGCGCTGCCCCCAGGTGAGGTCGGGATCGTACAGCATGCTGACGATCGACCCGAGCGCGGGCGGGACGAGCGAGCCGAGAAAGGCGAGCAGCCCTTCGGCCAGATCATGAAGGAGCTTGTGCATCGTCAGTCCCACAGGTTGACGACATCGGTGCGCACGGCGACGGCCGGCGCGGCGATGGCGGGAAGGTTTACGGGCAGCCCCTTGGGCAGGATCGGGCCGCGCGCGGCGATGCCGGGATTGGCGGCGAGCACGACCGGCAGATCGGCAGGGCCGAGCCCGCGCTCGCGCCAGATCAGCGCATCGAGCGTATCGCCGTCGCGTGCGCGGACCGTGTCGAGCGTCGCCATCAGATCAGCTCGACACAGGTGCGCGTGACCGCGAGCATGTCGCGGATGGCATGCAGCGAATCGCGGCGCAGCTCGGCGACGCTGGGATCGAGATCTTCCGCCTTGCGTTGCCCGGCGCCGGTCAGGTCGACGTCGCGGTATCGCTCGACAACTTCGGCCTTGGCGGCGGTGAAGACGGCGCGGCGGTAGAGCAGCACCAGCGTGCTGATGCCGTCGATCGTCGCGGCAGGCACGCTGTCCAGGCGAAGGATCCCCGCCGCGCGATGCCCGGCGGCCCAAGCGGCGAGATCGCGCCCGACCGTCAGGATGCCCGCGATCAGCGCCTCGCGCGCCCTCGCGGGCGTTACCGCGTCGCGGATGCGGTGCTGCTCGCGGAACATGACCGGGTCAATGTCGGGGAAGAAGCCGTCATTCGTGATCAGCGCCGGGGCTGGCATATCCTCGTCGGGCAGGACGGTCGCGATGATGGGCATGGGGACAGTCCTCAATTTCACGGGGGTGGGGATCAGGTCGAGCGACGGCCCTGTGGCCCGAAGGCCTCCCGTCTCGCGTGATCCGTCCCCGAGCGCCGGGGGCGAGCTTGGTTCAGCCGGCGGTGTCGCCAGCCTCAGATTTCGTGGCGGCAACCTTCGCCTTTTGGAGACCGCGCAGCATGGCCTTCACGCCGACGCGGTCGTGCAGATCTTGCGCGCGCGTCAGCATGGCCGTGGCGCGGTCGATCGTCGGGATGATGGCGTCGCCGGTGGACATGCCGGCCGCGCGGATCAGCTCGGCCCCGATCGCCTTGAACAGTTTCGCGCGCGGCTGGTCGTGCATGTCGATGCCGTCGGTCAGCAGCTCGACGGCTTCGAGCACGTCGAGCGGGAAGGCGTCGCCGCGAACCTGCGTCTTGAGCGCGGCGTCGGCGATCTCCTCCAGCACCAGCGTGGCGGCGTCGCGCTCGTATCGCTTGGGCATGGGGATCGAGAAGCGCAGCACGAAGCGGGCGAGCAGCAATGCACGGCTCCAGTCGCCGACGTCCATGCACCAGACCATGATCGTCGGCAGCACGTCGTCGGCGCCGGTCGGCTCCAGCGTACTCGTGTCGGCACCGCGGCCGGCATCGAGCAGCCCGTCACACCATGCGCGGTAGTCGGGCAGCATCTCGCGCTTGGCGGCGACCTTGCGGTCGATCGACTTGATCTGTTTCAGCCGCTGCATGTCATGGCGCAGCCGCATGGATATCGTGGCCGCGGCGCGCGCGGCCGGCGTGTTGCCGGCGGGCACGAGCGGTTGGTCCGCCGCGGCCGGTTTGGCGACCGCGGCGGTGCGGGTGTGCCCGCCCCCGGAGGCAGGAGCAGACGCCGCTTTCATGGCTAGGATTTGTTCCTGGCGTCGAGCGAAGCTCATGGCGTGTCCTGTGGGGGCGGGAACAGGGGGAAAGGGTTAGCCGCCAGCCGGCGCGGGCGCGGCGGGCGACTTGCCCATGACGATGTTCTCGATCAGCGCGGCCTTGCCCATGTCCTCGACGACATAAGCGTGGTTCACGCTCTCATAGTTCTCGATCTGGTCGCGCTTGGCGTTGTCCTCGATCTTGCGCCGCTCGGTGCCGATCTGTTCGTAGACCGACAGGTTGGCGAGCGTCGTGATGAGGATGGCGTTCTTCGGGAATTTCGGCACGCGCACTGCGCTCAGGCCACCGATCTTCTTGTCGGAGAGCAGCACGTCGCGCGCGAGCTGTTCGGTCGCGCGGTCGCCCGATGCGTTGACGATCGAAAAATACTTGTCGTTGACCAGCTCGCGGCCGACGATCGCGACCAGGTCGGTATCCTCGCGGTAATTTTCGTGGAGCAGCTCGATGCCGGCGAACACCAGCGCATCGATATTAACGTAGTCGACCTCGGCGCCGACCTCGCCGGCGCCGACATAGATCGCGCCGGCCGCGGTCACGACGCCGTCCGCGTCGCGCGTTTCCGCCTTCAGCTCGCCGCCCGCGGCGTGGCGCTCGGGCGCATCCTCGCGGATATGCTGGAGCCAGCCCTTGTTGACGTCCTGAAGGAGTGGATAGGCGACCGGATCGGTGTCCTTCGCTACGAACAGGCCGTTGAATCCGATCGTGATGATGTCGACCGCCTTGGCGCTGACGATCGCGTCGCGTAGCAGCGTTTGGAAATTGGGCTGATGCGCCCAGGCGTCGAGCGTCTCGTACCGGATCAGCGTGTCGAAATCGGTCTTCTCGCAGCGGTAGCGCGTCTCGTCGAGGTCGCCGGGATAACGCGGGCTGCGGTCCTTGGTGCGCGTGTCGGTGCGGCTGGCGATCGTGCCCTTCACGCCGACGCCGACCTTGTCGCCCTCCTGCGCCACCACCGGGATGATGTTGATCTTCGACAGGAAGTCGCTCGATCCCTTGAGCTTGGCGCGCAGCGTCTGCGCGATGGCGGGCAGCACCTCGAACGCGCGGCTGGGGTCGGCGACGTTGTTCAGCTTGCCGATCTGCTGAGTATAGGCGTCGTACTTGGTGCGGGTGGCGTTGAGCATCGGGGCGGTTCCTATGAAAGCGGTCTGGCGAGCGGTCGGTGTCGGACGCGGCGGATCAGCAGTCGGTGACGGCGTCGTCCCCTGCCCCCGATGCCGGCGCGCGCGAGAAGCCGGGCTGCTCCGTGGCGGCCAGCTGCGTCTTCAGCGTCGCAAGTTCGCGTTGCAGCGAGGCATGCGCATCCGTGACCGGCTTCAGCGCCGCGGTCAGCGAGCCGCTGAACGCAGTCCGCATGTCGGTGGCGAAGGTCGCCGGATCAAAATTGTCGTTGGCGGGCGGTGGCGTGACGGGTTCGGCGGGTTTGAATTTGGCGGCGACAGCCGAGAACAAGCGATCGACAATGCTGTCGACCTTCTCCTGTTCGGCCTGCTTTGCCTCGAATTCGATCGCGACGGCGTCGGATCCCGAGGCGAACACCGTGCCGGGTGCGCGGTGCGAGAATTGCAGGCGCTCGGTGCCGATCGACGCGGGGGTATCGGTGAAGGCCAGGCCGATGATGCCGAACTTGCCGCTGCCGGCATAATTGGGGGTGAGCTCGACGGAGGGGAACGGCTTCTGGTCGGCCCGGGCCAGCGCGACCAGCTGGTCGTTGCCCTCGACGATCGCGTACAGCGCGCGACGCTTCTCGCTCTTGCCGGCGATGACGATGTCGTCGGTCTTGGCTTCGAGCGAGACGACGTCGCCATAGCCGTTGAAGGGCGGCTCGGGGCTGTAGCCGGAGACATGCTCGAGGTTGATCCGCGGGGAATAGGTCGCGGGCGCGAAGGTCGCGACGCACTCGTCAATCATCTCGGGCGTCACCTTGCGGCCATCGCTGATGGTCTCGCCTTCGACGAAGGCGCGAAACGGCTTGCTCTTGGTGCCCATGGCGGCTGATCCTCGGTTCGATGGCGGCGCGCCGGGCGCCGTTTGTTGGATCGAACAGGGACGAAGACGGTCGATGTCTCAAGCGGCCGGTCTTGTAGAATGGTTTTCTACAAGAGGCGGGAGCGAATTAGCCGTCAATCACACGATGGTTGTGCGTCGGAGACAGCAAAGCTTGGTACGAATTTGGACTCTAGCATCAGGATTCGCAGTCATTATCCGAAAAATAGCCTGTTGAATCTTCGCTCCGTCCCGGACTATTTTCCGCGACCGTTCTCCCTGATCAGCTCCGTGAGCACGTCAACGTCCGTATAGGGGGCTCCTTTCGGAGTGCGCTCTTCCTCACGTCGCGTGCGCATTCGCTTCGCCCGGCGACAAGCTTCATCATACCCAGCCATTAATGACTTCAGATCAACCGATTTAGATCCGTTAGAGTCATACCCCCTATCTATAGCTTGGTATCGCTTTTGAGTTTGACCCCGGTGTTCATCAGCATCGTAGTTTGTATGGTGCAATAGAAGCCAAACTTCAAAGCAGGGATTTGAAAAAGCTACTTCGATACCTCTGCTTTTTGCAATCGATATAGCCTGCTCAACATTGTCGTGTTCATCCCTATCAAATACAGCCCAAATCTGATCGTACTTGGTAAAACTGTCTTTCGAGCGGGCAATCCTCGATTTTGCCTCAGATGCCGAATCGACGATAGTCATAGGAACTCCCGCAGCCGCTACAATCTTAAGTCTGACAAGATTGTTGCCATGCGCCGCCGCAAAGCCCTCAAAGTACTCCGGCTCTGTATTCTTACCCTCAGAAAAGAGAAGCAGCGCAATTTTCGGCGGCCGGACCGCGCCACGCCTGCTAAGGGAAGGCGCCGTTGGGAAATTGCGTTTAGCCATTATCAGTAGCCCCAAAAAGGGCAGTTACGTCGCCAAAATACGGAATTGCGCCGAAACGACCTTGCAAATAGCCCTTCTCTAAGTTGTCTGTATTGCGTGTCTTTATGTCAGTAAGTGGGTAAAGCTGAGTGCCACCATCATTAGCTTTTTCCGCGAACCATATTTGATCCCTTCGAAGCGAACCGCAACAGAGAAGATTTGTGTCATGAGTAGTCGTAACAATTTGTGCACCGCGAGGATTTGTCAATTTGTTTGTAAAAAGCGATACTAGTTTAATGGATAGCAAGCTATGGAGACTAGCGTCTATTTCATCAACAAAAAGCACTCCGCCTCTGTCGAGAGCTTCATAAGCAGACAGCATAACTTTCGAAAGACGTTTTGTCCCTCTGCTTTCCCCAGAAAACGGCAATTCATATAGCTCACCATCTTCACCAATATGCTTAAAAAATACGGCGGTTCGTGATGCGTTATCGTCAAGTAGTAAACTACCAACCTCATCACCCATTTCACTCGCTAGAGTATTCCGCAACGCAGCGAGTATCTTCTTAGCCTCTTCTGGCTGCGCCTTTTCTCGAATTTCAAGGCCAGAAATTCCGGTATCAGCCGTTTTCAAAAATGGTACAAGACGTTGATCGTTCTTAGAGCCGATAGCCTTCTGAACACTGTCATCGTTCAGAGATGCGCCGATGCCTTGGGCACTGTGTCGGAAAAAGTCATATACCTTTGTAAGTTCATCGTGCGAACTTTGTGCAGCAACCGATACAAAAAGAGAGTTTGGCCGCATAAGCTCTTCGATGGCGCGATTTTTTCCCTTTAGATGCTTTCCAAACTCAATTTCATCATTTTCATAGTCTCTGTTAAATAGAACGCGCCTATATCCTTCAGGAAAAGAGTATAGCCATTCGCGCTCAAATTCCTTGTCATTAAATTCGTATCCATAGTGGTACCGAACACCATCAATAACAAAGTCACAGTCGAAATGCGTAGGTTTGTCTTTAGACGTCTTATCAAGTGCAAACGGATACCGCGGTATCGGTGCACCAGCCTCCAGCTTCCTGAATGAGTTTAGAACGTGCGAACCCATGCTGCCCAGAGCCATGTGGATACTCGACTTGCCCGCTGCATTCGCACCGTAAATTACAATTGCGGGCAGGACACGGTACTTCGCGCCAGGCAGTTCTAACAAGTCCGTGCCTTTATCCTTGATAGCGTCGGACGCTATCAGAGACAATTCAGCGTAATCGCGGATCGAGCGATAGTTCGAAACGCCAAGGCGCAGCAGCATATTGGATCCCCTGGGAAGGTTGAACATCTATATAGCATCTATTTTGCGAAAATCTCGCAAAAATGATAATTCCCAGCAGCAAAGCATGTCTCAGTACGCTGGTGCAGGTGGTTGCCTTGGACGCATCACGCTGGATGGATCACCGATTGATCGTGGCGCAGAAACCCTCCGCCCCTAGCGGATACCAAGCATAAACCTGCGATACGTTGTTTATAGAGCCACCATGAGCGAACGGCAGCTAATCTAAAATGGCACCCATACGTTGAGCAACCGGAGTATGGGAGGAATCTGAAGGCAGCTTGCCGGCTTTAGCCGCGAAGCTGCTTACATGAACGGTACCCTCAATCAGGCGCTCTTGTAGAACGACATTCTACAAGAGCCGTGGGAAGCGGGCGACCGAAGGGCGTGGCTAGGCTCGCCTGCCATGTCGATCCTTTCCGACCCTCTTACCCTTCCCGTCGAAGAACGGGTGCGCCCGGCGCGCAGCCTGTACTGGCGCGGCTGGAGCCTGACGCAGATCGCCGACGAGCTGGCGGTCAAATACGACACCGTGAAAAGCTGGGCGCGGCGCCATGCCTGGGATGACGCGCCGTCGATCCGCAAGCTGGAGGACTGCCTCGAAACTCGGCTGATGGTGCTGATCTGCAAGGAGAAGAAGACCGGCGCCGATTATACCGAGCTGGACGCGCTGCGCCGCCAGGTCGAGAGCCTGGCCAAGGTCCGCCGTTACGAGGCGCCCGGCGGGCATTCTGGCGATCTGAACAACAAGGTCGCCAACCGCAACGCGGGCGAGAAGAAGAAGGCGAAGAAGAACCACTTCACCGCCGACCAGGCGGCCGAGCTGAAGGCGATCTTCCTCGACCAGCTC